CGAGCCGGGGCCGGTATCGTCGGTATTTGCGTTGGGCATTAAATAATCCTATTGTAAATGAGTTGTAAAAGTAGTATTCTTATTTGCGAAAGGAGATGAAATGGAGAAGGCAATAACCATCAAGGTTTATCCTGAAACGCGCCGCAAACTTAAAATTTTGGCTTCCGTCACAGGGAAAAGCATAATGCAGGTTTTGTCAGACATCGTTGATGGAAGCTTTCGAACCCTTGAATCCTACGGGAAACTTAATGACCGAAAAGAAAAGACGGAATTTTAAAAAGGAGCCCTAAATGTTTGGATCGCTTACGCTCAGGATTTTCGCAGCATCTGTGATGTTGACGCTGTCGGTCGTCCCCGTCATGGCCCTAGACCAAAACGACTATGCCGAAATGAAACAACTCAAAGAAGCCGTTATATCTTGGGCCGGGAGAAACGGGTTGCATTCGGAATGCGAATTTAATAGCGGAATAGCTGAATGCAGAATATTTTTCCACGGTGTACCCGTTTACCCTCTTAATTCAAAACTCAACCATGATATTCAAAAAGTAATAATCGAACTGGCTATTGGCCTTGAGAAAAATGCCATAAGTTCGTACTCAATACTCGGTTTCTCGGATGAGAAAGACGCACCGTTCACAATAGCATGTGAACATAAAGAGCAATACACCAGCGTAGAGTGCATTGATGGGCACGGCTCAGTAATTTATCACATGTTTAAGTAGAACCAGCGCCCAGACTTTCTTTTTCGATCCCCTTGCCCGTAAAGGGTTTGAGATAGATCCCGAGGGAAGGATGCCTTAGTTTTCTAAGTGCCTTGGCCTCTATCTGCCGGAGTCTTTCCTTGCTCATATTAAAGTGTTGCCCTGCTTCATCGAGGGTATAGTCTTTCTCGTCTCCGATACCGAAACGCATCCGCAAGATCTTCTCCTCCTTGGGCTTTAGTAAAGAGAGTGTTTTTTCAACGGCGCAATTCAATTTTGATCTTGCTTCGTTCTCGGCGCATTCGAGTTCGGGGTTCTTTGCTTCCCCGATAAGGAGGGTGCCTATATCTTCAATGGACAATTCGGTTTCAGCCACATTGCTCCCCAAGGCCTGGGTTAAATGCTGATGAGGAAATAAATCTTCAGGAAGACAATCCAAAGCGGATGCTATCTTAAGAACGGGGGTCCTCCATCGGGAAGACACAAACATCTTGCCATTGTTGCGCCCCCTGTATTTTTGAAACGGTATTTCTAGCAGGTTCAAAAACTTACCGATTATAAATTGGTCTACATCGGCCAAACGCGACAACTCGGCGGCCGTCGAAATGCCATTAGACTTCATGGCCTGGAGGAGGTAGTTATTTCTTATCTTAAAAGTTATGTTATAGTCTTTCATTCCTTGTCTTTCTTTATAGAATACCACTTGGTTATGTTAAAACCCTTCTACGTCTCCTAATGCTATACATACACCATAACAAAAACAATCGAGCAAATCCCGCCTGCCTTTATATTCTTTCTTCTCCTGTCCCATGCGGAAGCCGCAGACCTGATCAATCAAGTGGTTCTTGACCTGCTCGTTATGCCGCTTCGTTTTATCGTGGGCCAGCTTTGAGAGTTTAACTTTTCCCCGCCAAACATGCGGGCTTGCCGCTATTGCCCGGCCTTCTTTGCCGACGCTCGTGAGTTTTGAATCAATCGCATGGCTGGTAATGCCCGTTCTTGGAATGACCTGATTCAGCAAAATACCGCTGTCCTTGTCTTCGATGAATAGCCCGATATTTCCATTCCGGGCCCCGAGTTCGGTTGCCAACTCCTCCAGCCTTGCATTGACTACTGGAATCCAGTTTGTAAGAAGCGAAGCTTCTATTTTAGTGACATCCCAATCCAGAATCACCAGCGGGACGCCAGTGAACCTACTCTTGAGGTAGTAAACAACTCCCGTTGAATCGTGCTGTGCGTCGGTCTTGCTCGCGGTATCTACAACGGCGAAAACCTGATCGCCGCGCCATGTGACATCAACCGGCTGGTTGTCCCGCAGAAGTGAATCGAGACTGAAAAAAGCAACCCCACGCCAGTCAACGAATTCGGCTAAATACTCCTGCTGGTAGACAAGCGGCGGATATTCATCAATAAGCTTTGCAACCGCTTCCGCATCCAGCATTGGATTTCTTGCGGTTGGTGCATGAAATTCCAGCCATCCCAAAGATTTATCGGTACAGGCGTTGTAAAAGTAATTCTCGGAATCAATGCCCTTGGGCGTCCCCGCCATGATCGCGTCGCCACGCCTATCTAAAAGCGTGGGCGCAATCGATTGTTCCCAAATGTCACGGAGACCAGAGACAAGGGATGCTTCATCCAGAATCACCAGATCATAGAAACGAGATCGGCCGGCGTCTTCATCATTGAGGGTCCAAAACTCAATCAACCCGCCGGTTTTAAGTTCAATGAGCTGATCGATTTTGGACTTATGTTCAATGACCGGCGCCAGCATCCGGCAGAGCCGGTTATATGTCGGGCTGTTCAGTTTGTAGTTCGGCCCGAACCATCCGACCTTTTGACCCTTGAAGGCTCGCTTTGCGCCCGTGCGCTCAAAAAGCGTTGTTTTCCCGAACCGGCGCCCACACCGAAGAATGACCCGTTTATTTTCCGGGAAGGATACTGCGATTCTCCGCTGCTCCTCGTGGAGTTTGGGGAGTTGGACTCTACCGGGAGCGCGGCTCATACGTCGGGATCTGGATCAACCAGCGCGTCGATGGCCCGTTCTGGCTCTGATTGTTCGGACCAGCCGAAGCGGTTTTTCAAGATCATGACTATGCCTGGTGTATAGCCGCCCCGGAACAAGTGCTGCTCCGTATATGATTCTACCCGCAGCCTTGCCCATTCAACCGCTTCTGCCCAATCAACACCCCTTCCCGCTTGGTTTAAAAATCCCTGCCTGGTGAGCGTTAAATGAAGGCATAGGGCGGAAATTGTAGGATGGGGTCCAGGACTGACCTTCCCATCCTCGTCCCTTATGGGTTCGCAGGTCTGGAAATATTCCTCAATGGCGTCGATGAATTTGGAAATGCTTTTGAAGCGAAATGGTGCAGTTGCATTCGCCTTATTCTTATTCCGTTTCTGTTTGGCTCTCTGGCATATGTAGGCTGACCATGGGCGCATTTTTCATTCGTGACGCTTACGAAGTCGCGGGGGCCACTGCGGGAGGCTGAGGCAACGCCGCCACGGCTGCAGCTTCATTATTAATCTCGACCTGAGAAGCTGAAATGTTGTTCATGATCGTAATGCAAGAGCCAAGGGTAGTCACATCCCAATTTTGAATTGCAAAATCTGCTACTGCACTCAGTTCCGATTTTACCGCATCCAGTTCGATTGGTGCTGTTGCCATGGTAAATCCTTTCTGTATTTTTAAATTCGGTTTAGTCCGTTCGGGTCGTCCGCACTCGGAGGGTCCGATTGGTTTTGCTCCTGCACCGCTTGGGCGAGCCGCTGTAATGTGCCAGGTGATACGGGAGCGCGACCAGTCTCGGGCACGGGCGTATCAAGGGCCGCCTCTACTCGCTTTTCGATCATCGGCCCGGCAAGTTGTAACCCTCGCTCAATCATTCCGCTTGGAGACGCCTTCACGCCCTGCCAGCCGGATTGAACGAAATGGCAGAAGAATTGTACCATTCCATTTGCTTGAAAGCGTTTCGACTTGCCTAGAGCTTCAGAGACAAGGAATAGTAAATATCCCACCACAAATAAAGCGGTGTCAAGTTTCGGGTATCCGGTGCTCATCTCGCTACCTCAATATTTTTCTCGGCCATATCAGACACATAGGCCTTGAACAAATCACAGCAATCGCGACAACTCACGTTTCGTTCTGCCTGCCACCATTGCGTGCAGGTAAAGCAAGGCGGGTTCCACTTGGCGAGAGTGTCTGTCATTTCTCCTCCACACAAAAACCGCACCGTCGCCCCGCAGTTCACACAATGGTAATTCGAGCAATCGGTATGCGGTATGTCTCGATCTGGTTCGGCTATCATCTTCGCATCACAGGCACGGCATGTAAGCTCAACGCTCCAGATGTGAGGCTTTGTCCTGGTCGCTGGTTATCTGCATAACCACATCACCCCCACCGCTACGCCGACAATGGCGACGCCTATCATCGTGAATCCCCAAAAGTACCAGTCAATGTCGCGCCACTTGAAGGCTATGTGGAGCATTATCACGCCTCCGCAGTCCAGGATTGAAATGTCGCCTGCCCCTCAAGGTCGAGGATGTCCCGCAGTTCATCCGGTGTTATCTTCTTAGGGGCTCCTCCCTTGCACATAATTGGCATTCGCGTAAAAGAGATTGCGAATTTCGATAGCCACGCCAAGGTTGGTCGAAAGGGGGGAATCTCTTCCCTGCATTTATGAAACACCGTATGGAGTTCTGAGGATCTACATTTTGAAGTGGCAATGGCTTTTTGAACATAGATGGATTGAGGGCTCAGCCGATAGAGTTGAGCTTGATACGCCGCTTCAAGCCGTATCGCATCGTAGACCATTGTATGATCTTTGGGCCATCGATCTATCAT